AATGTAACTGTTAACACAACCTTAGAAAAATCCTTTGTTAGGTCCAAAACAAAAATTTACACTAGAAGTGAGCAACTGACTGTTAATAAGACAAATTCAGGAATCACAACATCCACAAATGGTTTAACATTTAATCAATACTATGGATGGAGAGTTGAAGATAAAGAAATATCTCTTAATGTCCCAGACGCTGTAAAAATAATAGCTGTTTATGAATCTCTCAATTCTTCAGCACCAACATTAGACAGATTAAATTTCGTTTCTGGATTATCTTTAGACGTTAACTCATATGTTGGTGAAAAAATTGTAGGTGAAACTTCTGGTGCGGTAGCACAAGTTGTTAATAGAACATCAAATCAAATAGAATTTGTATATCTAAATTCAAATACTTTTATAGCATCTGAAAGAGTAACTTTTTCCGAGTCGAACATCCAAACTAATATAATTTCAATTACAAATGGAAATTACTCAAATATAACTTCTAGATACACTTTAGATAAAGGTCAAAAACCATATTTTTATGATTATTCCAAAATCGTTAGGTTGGATAGTACACAACCACCATCAAATCAATTATTAGTTATTTTTGATTGGTATGATATTCCACCCAATGATAATGGTGACATCTATACAGTCAATTCATATTCATTAGATAGATACAACAATGATATTCCCGAGTTAGAATATATTGATGGTGGGGAAGTAAGTAAAATTAGATCTACTGATACTATTGATTTTAGACCAAGGTTGTCTAGATTTACGAATACAAACTCTTCACCTTTTTACTATGGTACTAGATCATTTTTAAATACTCCAAATTTAGTTATAACTCCGGGAGAATCTTTTAGAGTTGGATATAGTTATTATTTACCTAGAACTGATAAATTAGTTTTAAACAAAAGAGGTGAACTCAGTTTAATTAAAGGTGTTTCTTCATTAAATCCAAAGGAACCTTCCAATAATGAGGAAGTGATGGATATTGCAATTATTAAATTTCCTGCATATCTTTATGATAGTGAGATTACAAATGTTCCAGTGCAGTTAATTGATAATAGACGCTATACAATGAGAGATATTGGAAAATTAGATGATAGAGTTTCTGTTTTAGAAAATGTCACTACATTATCTCTATTAGAAACTGATACAAAATCTCTACAAATAACTGATTCAGATGGATTAACAAGATTTAAATCTGGATTTTTTGTAGATGACTTCCAAGGTACATCTTTAATTAATACTGGCAATGTGGACACACAATGCGCTGTAGACACTGTAAGTAAAACTTTACAACCAATTCAGTATAATTGGTCATTAAAACCATTACTAGCACTTGATGCAAGTATTAATCCAGAATCTGCAGATTATGGTGCTAATTTACCACTGTTGGATTCAAATGTTAGAAAAACTGGAGATCTAATAACATTAAACTATAAAGATGTTGAATGGATTAAGCAACCATTCGCATCTAGAGTCGAAAATATAAATCCATTTAATGTTATTGCATATAGTAGCTCAATCGGTCTCAACCCACAACTTGATCAATGGGTGAGAAATATTAATATAACCCAATATAATACTATTAGTACTGCATCCGATGGGAGAAGTTTTGATTATGTTGGAAGTGTAGTTACAACCAATACCGTTGATCCATTTGCAAGAGCAAGAAACGTTGAATTCCTTATTGGTGCAATAAGATCTTTAACACAGCATTATCCATTTTTAAACGATTCCTCTTCTATTGATATTATTCCAAAACTTGTTGAGATAGAAATGATTTCCGGATTATTTGAAGTTGGTGAAGATGTTGTTAATAGTGATGGATCATTTAAGTGTAGAGTTGCTCAACCAAATCACAAGTATGGTTCATATGATGCTCCAACATATACTTATGATTTAAATCCATATAATTCCACTCAAACATTACCAACGTCTTATTCTGGAACATCAAGTGTTTTAAACCTAGACACTAAATCTTTAGCGGATGAATCCCTAGGCAAATATTATGGTTATATACAAAAAAATCAGACATTATATGGAAGAAGAAGTGGTGCCGTAGCTAGAATTACAGATATTCGTTTAGTTTCCGATTCTGTCGGTCAACTTATTGGATGTTTTTGGATTAGAGATCCAAATATTGGAAATCCAATATTAAAGGTTCCTACAGGAGAAAGTACATTTAAAGTAACTGCCAGTTCTGAGAATCAACAACCATTACCAGGAAGTAGTCTTCTATCATCAGAAGCTAGTGGTGTATATTCAACTTCTGGTGTAATTTCTACTACTGTTACGACAGTGGTGCAAGTTAGAAATCCACCCCCACCACCCCCACCACCACCACCGCCGCCTGCACCTCCTCGCCCTGCTCCTGCACCCCCTAGGCGTGGTAAAGACCCCTTAGCACAATCATTTACTGTAGATGAAAGTGGTGCATTTTTAACTTCGGTTGATCTTTATTTTGCAAATAAGGATCCTATTGAACCAGTTTATGTTGAGGTAAGAACCGTTGAGTTAGGAACTCCAACTAATCAAACTGTTCAAGATTATGCCACCGCAGTTTTATTACCAAGTGATATTAAAACTTCAACTAACGCATCCGTTCCAACGAATGTTAAATTCACATCTCCAGTATATTTACAACCCAATACAGAATATGCAATAGTTCTTTTATCACCAACTTCAGATAATAATGAAGTTTGGATTGCCAGAACTGGAGAAACTACTATTGAGACTCAAAATTTACCAGACGCAGAAGCTGTTCTAGTTACTTCTCAATACATTGGTGGAAGTTTATTCAAATCTCAAAATGGAACTATATGGACCGCAAGTCAATTTGAAGATATGAAATTTACTTTATATAAAGCAGAATTTACATCAACTTCTGGTGAGGTTGTTTATTACAATCCAGATTTAAATACTTCAGATAATAATTTACCTCCAATAATTGAAGATTCAATAATTACATATCCAAGAAAATTAGTAGTTGGAATAACAACAGCAACAACTCTTGGAAATATATTAACTATTGGTAGACAAGTTGGCGCTGGTGGAACAGTTCCATATGGATACATTGAAAATGTTGGATCCGAAATATCTACGCTTGCTATAACTAATGCTGGAGTGGGATATTCAAATGGAACATTTAATAATGTTTCATTGTACTCAATTACTGGGAAAGGTACTGGTGCAACTGCAAACGTAACAATTTCATCTAATGTTGTCGACTCTGTTACTTTGGTTGGAACTGGAAATGGATATGTTGTTGGTGATGTTTTAGGTATTACAACATCTAGTGTTTCTAAGGGATCTAATGGAACTCTTACAGTTAGTGCAATTAACGGAATTGATACTCTTTATTTGACAAATGTGGTAGGTGAAGATTTCTATCCATCTTCTACAACTTCAGTCTACTATAATAATGGAACAACTTGGGTTGGGTTAGCAAATACCTATACAACTTCGTCAACAACGTTAAGTGATTTATATTCCGGCAATGTGATGGAGATTAATCAATTTAATCATGGTATGCATTCTGATACAAATGTTTTAGCAATATCTGGTATAATGCCGGATACAATTCCAACATACTTATCTGCAGATTTACCTAATACTGGATCTACAATTTCTGTAGTTGATAGTAACATGTTTAGCACTTTTGAGGGAATTACAACATCTAAGGGATATGTTTTAATTGGAAATGAAGTTATAGAATATGATTCTATTTCATCTGGTTCTTTAGGAATCAGTGAGAGAGGAGTTGAAAATTCACAGATTCAGTCACATCCATCCGGAACTCCGGTTTACAAATATGAGTTAAGTGGTGTTTCACTCAAGAGGATTAATACTGATCAAACAATGTCTAATAATTCTTATCTGAAATCTTTAAGAGATTTTGATACGTATCATATTGAAATTAATAGATCACCAAGAGAATCTGGAAATTCACAACTTAGTTTTGTTAATGGATCTAGTGGATCATCTGTACGTCCATTGGGTAACGGTAGAATTACTGTAACTCAAAACATACAATATGGTGCATTAATTCCTCAATTTAATTTTATAACTCCAGGCAGAACTACAACAATTTCTGCACAGATAAGAAGTACAACTGCAACCAGTGCTGGTGGCAATGAAGAATCATTTTTAGACGTTGGATATGAAAGTGTTGAATTAAATAAAATAAATTATCTTACAACAACTAGAATGGTTGCTTCTAGACCCAATGAAATTGATAAATTGGGATCTTTACCGCAAAATAAATCATTTACGTTGAAAATGAGACTTGAATCTTCGGATCCAAACCTTTCTCCAGTATTAGATACTCAAAATGGATTTATAATTTATAATAGAAATAGAATTAACAATCCAATTTCTGATTACTCTTTAGATAATAGAGTTAATTTAATTAGTGGAGACCCACATTCATCTATTTACATTTCTAATAAAATATCTTTATTACAACCAGCATCTTCTCTGCAAGTTTTTGTTGCTGCAGAAAGACCAGAATCTTGTGATTTTAGAGTTTTATATCAAATATATCGCTCTGGATTTGATGATGTTGATCCTGCTTTTGAATTATTCCCCGGATATACTAATTTAAGAGATACCGATGGTGATGGGTTTGGGGATACTATTATTGATGAAAGTAAGAATAATGGACTTCCTGATGCTAAAATTGCCGCCAGCATATCTGGTCAATTTAGAGAATATCAATATACTGTAGATAATTTAGATCAATTTAATGCATTTGCAATTAAAATTGTAATGACAAGTACAAATGAGTGTCAGATTCCTAAATTTAAAGATTTGAGAGCTATAGCATTGGCATAATATGAATAATGATGAATTGATACCCGTTGAAGGGCATAAAAATCTTTATAGGGATAAAAAATCTGGCGCAATAGTTAATATTGATACAGTAGAATATTCACACTATATTAAAAGTAAAAATGAAAGAAGAAAAAAGAATGAGGAAATCAAAGAAATAAAAAAAGATATTGAAGAAATTAAAGCTCTATTGAGAGATGTTTTAAATGGAATTAAATGAAATTACTTTAGAAACTATAGATAAATCATTTGAATATGAACGTCAATCTAGAATGATTGATTCGTTAAATTTAGATGAGTTGAAAAAAATTTCAAAAATGTATCTAAAGTTATATTTGAAGCAGCAAGAAGTTTTATCTTCTATCAATCAACTTCAAATATAAATATTTTTAGTATTATAAGTATCCAATAATGTCTGCTGCATACGTTAGTAATTTAGTAATCAATGCAGGAACAGATTTTGACCAGGTGTTTACACTTGAAAATACTTCCACCAATGATGTTTTAAATCTTACAAGTTACACAGTTTCTTCACAAATGAGGAAACATGCAGCAAGTTCAAATTTTGTATCTTTTGCATCAACAGTAATTAATGGATCTTTAGGTCAAATTAGAATTGGATTGTCAACATCAGTTACTTCATCTTTAAAACCTGGAAGATATGTTTATGATATCATAATTACAGATTCTTTTGGTAAAAAATCTAGGGCAATCGAAGGAATGGTTTTAGTAAGAGAAGGAGTAACCAAGTAATGGCTGATATCAGAGTTAGAGTAGGGACTCAAAATGCAATAAAAGTAGTTTCAGCATCTTCTATTGCAAATTCATTAAATGATTTAAGAGATATTGATACTGAAAATTTAAATGATAAGTATGTTTTAATGTATAATTCTTTAGAAGGATTATATGAGTTTGTCAATCCAGATGAAGTTTTAGTGGCTTCGGTAACAGAGCCAATTTCACCGGGGATTCCCAATGTCTTTATAAATGCATTAAGTACAGACTTAGATAGAGAAGATAATATAGATGTTGATGGTGGGGAATATTAGTCCTAAATATTTTATATTAAAAATTAAGAAATGGCAAAACCAGCTAGTCGTCAAGAACTCATAGATTATTGTCTAAGGCGTCTGGGTGCTCCTGTTTTAGAAATTAATGTCGATGATGATCAAATAGATGATTTAGTTGATGATGCCCTCCAGTACTTCCAGGAGAGGCATTTTGATGGTGTCGAAAGGATGTATTTAAAATACCAAATTACTCAAGAAGATATTGATAGAGGAAAAGCAAAATCTCCAGATGGACCTGGCATAACAACTACTTCATCAACAAGTAATATTAATGGTGTATCGACTAATTTTAATTTTTATGAATCTTCAAATTATATTAAAATACCAGATTCGGTAATTGGCATAGAAAAAATATATAAGTTTGATACTAGTTCGATTTCTGGTGGCATGTTTAGTATCAAATATCAGTTATTTTTAAATGATCTTTATTATTTTAATTCGGTTGAACTTTTACAATATGCTATGGTTAAATCATATCTAGAAGATATTGATTTTTTACTTACAACAGATAAGCAAATAAGATTTAATAAAAGACAAAATAGACTATACATTGATATTGATTGGTCTTCTCAATCGGTAGGAAAATATATTGTAATTGATTGTTATAGGATTTTAGATCCAAATACCTTTACCAATGTTTATAATGATAGTTTTTTAAAAAAATATTTAACTGCTTTAGTTAAAAAGCAATGGGGTCAAAATCTAATTAAATTCCAGGGAGTTAAATTACCTGGTGGAATTGAATTAAATGGTAGACAAATGTACGAAGATGCAGAAAAAGAACTTGAAGATATTAAAGAAAGAATGACATTAGAGTATGAATTACCACCCTACGATTTCATTGGTTAAGTAATGGCATTAAATCCTTTTTTTCAGCAAGGATCTCCAAGTGAACAGAGACTTGTACAAGATTTAATTAATGAGCAACTTAAAATCTACGGAATAGAAGTTACTTATATTCCTAGAAGATTTGTTCGGAAAGAAACTATAATTAAAGAAGTAACGGCATCAAAATTTGATGATAATTTTTTACTTGAAGCTTACATTATGAATTATGAAGGATATAGTGGTGGTGGTGACATTTTAACAAAGTTTGGGATGAGTTTAAGAGATGAAGTTACTCTAGTAATTTCTAGAGAAAGATTTGAAGATTTTATAACTCCGTTTTTAACCGATAGTGATGAAGGTGATTTTGAATTAACTAGTAGACCCAAAGAAGGTGATTTAATTTATTTTCCATTAGGTAAAAGATTATTTGAAGTTAAATTTGTTGAACATGAGCAACCTTTTTATCAGTTAGGTAAAAATTATGTTTATGAACTAAAATGTGAATTGTTTGAATACGAAGATGAAGTTATTGAAACTTCAGTGGAAGAAGTTGACCAAGTAGTCCAAGATCAAGGATATATAACAACTTTATATTTGACTGGAATTGGAAGTACAGCATCAGCAACATCTTCTATTGGAACTGGATATGTTAGTTCGATTCATATAAACAATGATGGGTACAATTATACAAGCACTCCGTCAGTTTCTTTTACAGAATCTCCAATTCCTGGAGGAACTGCTCAAGCACTTGCCATTACAACATCGATATCAGGTTCAAATTCAATAAAAGAAATACTTTTTATAAGTCCAGGATATGGATATACAGTGACACCAGAAGTTACAATTTCTGGTGGTGGTGGAACTGGTGCCGCAGCAACTTGTGGAATAGAAACCAATTATTATGGTGTAATATCAATAAACATGGTAAGTAATGGAGTTGGATATTCAACAAATCCATTAGTTACAATTTCTTCACCATCTGCTGGATCTGCAGTAACTTCTAGAGTACAAAGTGTATTAAATTCGTCTTCGGGAATATCCACTATAAGAATCATCAATCCAGGAATTGGATATACCGAACCTCCAACAGTAACAATTTATCCACCAGAAATTATTAATGGATCTGGTAACTTTATTTACAATGAAGTTATTACAGGATCTAAGTCTGGAATAAAAGCGAGAGTTAAATATTGGTCAGCTTCAAATAAAGTTCTTAAAATATCATTTGTTGGAGTCAACAGCACAGGAAATCAAAGATTTATTTTGGGAGAAAATGTTGTTGGTTCTTCCTCTTCGGCAGTTTATAGTGTTAGAGAGTACAATGATTTTGATATATATGATAAATATTCACAAAATGATGAATTGCAGGTAGAAGCATCTTCTATTTTAGATTTCTCTGAAAAAAATCCATTTGGGTCATATTAATGCTAGGAACTTATTTTTATCACGAAATAATAAAAAAGACAGTAGTTGGATTTGGAAACTTATTCAATGAGATTTATATTCGACATGATAATTCAAGTGATCAAGATATAAGTTCAATAAAAGTTCCTCTTGCGTATGGTCCGACTCAAAAGTTTCTTGCAAGAATAGAGCAGCAACCAGATTTAAATAAATCGACTCAAATATACTTACCTAGAATGTCATTTGAAATGACATCATTGCAGTATGATGCAACAAGAAAGACAGGGGTAACGCAGTCATTCAAGGCTTTGGATGAAAATAATAGAAGTAAAAAAGTTTACTTGCCAGTTCCATATAATATTGGATTTCAGTTAAATATAATGACCAAATTGAATGAAGATGCCTTGCAAATTGTTGAGCAAATATTACCTTTTTTTCAACCAGCATTTAATATTACAATTAATTTAATAGATTCTATAGGAGAAAAAAAAGATATTCCAATAGTATTAGAAAACATTTCTTTCCAGGACGACTATGAAGGTGATTTTTCCACAAGAAGAGTTTTAATTTACACATTAAATTTTACGGCAAAAACTCATTTGTTTGGTCCAATCGGAAGCACTACTGATGAACTTATCAAAAAAGTTCAAGTTGACAGTTATACGTCTACAAATATCAGTACGGCAAAACGAGAAGTTAGATATACTGTAACTCCAGATCCAATTACAGCAAATCCAGACGATGATTTTGGTTTTAACGAATTCATAGAAGATTTTGCAGATTCTAGAGAATATAGCCCTTCAAGACAAACTGACATTTAGTGGTAATAATATGAAAGACAATTATGAATCAATAAACAATGCACTAAACATTGAAAATAGTGTTGTTAAAGTTGAAAAAACTGAGATTCCTACTGTACATCATGGTGCTAAGGATGATATTAAAAAAGATTATGAATATACCCGAGCAAATTTATATTCTCTTATAGAAAAAGGGCAAGAAGCTATAAATGGAATTATGGAATTAGCGGGTGAAAGTGATTCTCCAAGAGCTTATGAAGTGGCAGGGCAATTAATAAAAAATGTTGCGGATACAACTGATAAACTAATTGATTTGCAGAAAAAACTTAAAGATGTTGAGGAGGAAAATATAAAGACAACCAGTAACGTTACCAATAATGCTGTTTTTGTTGGATCAACATCAGAATTATCAAAATTACTTAAACAAGGTTTTCTAAATAATAAGGAATAAAATATAACATAGATGAAAGATCCAAAGGGACCTGTCAAAGCATATAAATCTCCAGAAGAACTTGCTAAGAAGCATAAAGTTTCTTTGGAGTATATTATGAAGCAGGTTAAAATTGGAACTAAAGTTGAAGGTGAACATACAACTAGTAAAAGTGGGGCAAGAATTACTGCCCTTCAACATATTGATGAAAGACCTGATTACTACTTATTATTAAAAAAAGTTGAAAAAACACCAAAAACAGAATCTCTTAATTATGATTGGGATACACCAATTCGTGAAAGACCGGATAGATACTGCCCAAAATGCGAGAAAATTGAATTACGACATGAATGTAAATACGGACCAAAATATTGGGATATGTATTCACTTCCAGCAGAGGTAGTTTCAAATAAAAAAGATTTCAATATTCTTAATCCTTTTTCTGGTCCACAAATTACTTCTTCACAGATGTTAACACCAAATCAAATGAAATACAACTCAAGCAGACCACACCCAGCAAATGAATCTAAGATTCATGAAGATCATAAAGAGATTGCATCTGGAAAAAGGAAAGATGATGAAGGATATATGGCAAATCTTGAAATGGATAAGATGGAGAGGTGTATTGAAATATTGAGAAAAATTATTAGTAAGCCAGACCATCAACTCCCAGCATGGGTTCAGTCAAAAATTACAAGAGCAGCAGATTTTATTGATAGTGCTGCAGAATACCTATCAAGTGATGAAAGTGATGAAGTATCAGAAGAAGTTATTGATGAGAAAAAAGGACTTTGGGATAATATTCATGCACGTAGGGAAAAAGGACTTCCACCAAAGAAACCAGGGCAAAAAGGTTATCCAAAAACTTTAGATATTGAAGAAGGATTAAAACAGGCACGTAAAAATGTTGGTGCATCAAAGTGCTGGACTAATAAAAAGGTAGATCCAAATAAACCCACAAAAATGAAAGGTGGGAAGGAAGTTCCTAATTGTGTTCCCGAAGGTTATTCAAACTGGAGAGAGGAAATAGAATTAAATCCAACAACCTTTGAGTTTATTGATCTTATTAGACCAGAACCTCTTAAACCAACTGAAGGATTAGGTAGTCAAATTATTGAAGAAGATTGGCAATCAGTGAATCGTAAAGATAAAACTGATGGATTAAGTCAAGCAGCAGTGAATGCTTACCGTAAAGAAAATCCAGGATCAAAACTTCAGACAGCAGTAACTGAAAAGAATCCAAAGGGTAAAAGAGCAGATCGCCGTTCAAATTTTTGTAGTCGTATGAAAGGTATGAAGTCATCAAAACTCACTTCTGCAGAAACTGCAAGAGATCCAGATTCAAGAATTAACAAAGCACTACGTCGTTGGAACTGTAATTAAAATGAAATCCTTTCAACAATTTATTTCAGAAAGTATCAATATTGCTGGAGATTTCAATGGAAATCTTTATATGAATTCTTCAGCAGAACCTGAGGTTTCTAAAGAATCATTTATTGCCGATGTAGTTTGGGAAGGAAAATTATATCGCTTAGAAGTTGAGGGTAGCATGATGAATAAAAATGAACTTGCAGAGCAATTACAGGATGAATATCCTGGTGCAATTGTTCATAACATTTATCCAAATTCAACTAGTTCAATTAAAGTTAAAAACGCACAAAGATACCAACCAGAAAGATTATCGTGGTCTGAATAATAGAGGATTAAAGTATGGCTCAGTGGAATAAAAACGAACAAGATTATTTGAATCAAGAAAGAACCCTCTTTGAAGTTTATATGAGGGCTAATAAGTATGGAGAAATCTATGAAGATCTTGGGCAAGGATTTTCTGCAGATTCTTTTGGAAGATTGAGAACATCGCAACCCTATACTCTTGGGGACTATAAGCATCTTTATTCCATTGATCCGGATTTTACTGACATAAAAGTTGGTACAGGGGCAACTGTTATCTTTGATGTCAACCAAGCTGCAGCAATTTTAAATTCTGGTATTAGCACTGATGGATACTGCATTCACCAGACAAAAAGATATCATCATTATATGCCTGGCAAATCTCAGGTAATTTATTCAACATTCAATTTTGGCGTAGCACAACAAAATGTTTATAAGAGAACTGGATATTTTGATGATAATAATGGAATTTTCTTTGAGCAAGCACCAGACGGAACTTTGAGTTTTGTAATTAGATCTTATGTGACTGGCATTGCATCGGAAAGACGAGTTCCACAATCTCAATGGAATAAAGATACATTAGACGGAAATGGTCCATCAAGATTTAATTTAGACATCACCAAAACTCAATTATTCATGACCGACTTTGAGTGGTTGGGTGTTGGTAGAGTTCGTTGTGGATTTGCGATTGATGGTTATAATATTCTTGCTCACGAATTTTATAATGCAAATCATCTTCCAACAGTTTATATGTCCAATCCAAATCTTCCAGTAAGATGTGAGGTTAGAAATGCCGGGACACAAGTAGGTGCTGGTGGATCCTTTATTCAGATTTGTTCTACTGTGATGAGTGAAGGTGGATATGTAGAGGCAGGTAGGGAATTCTCCCATACGACAAACTTAAGAGCTGTTAGTATTGGATCTACACTTCCTGTTATTGCTATTCGTCTTAAAAATTCATTTAAAGGATATACAAACAGAGCAACAGTAAAACTTGAAGATGTTTCCGTATTCAGTAATGGATCTAATGTAAAATATGAAGTTGTGAAATTGAGAAGTTCCGTTGGTATCAATTCAACTGGTACTTGGGTTTCTGAGAATACAGAATCTGTTGTTGAATTTAATGAAAGTGCAACTGGAATTAGTACGACGTATTTTGAAGATTTTATGGGTGGATATGCTGCGGGAGAAAGTCAAAATTCTCAAAAACCAACGGCAACATCTGTAGATGTATCAAGTGGACCTTCCTCAAAGAAAAATTTCTTATCTCAAAATTACGATTCTACCGATTCTGAAATTTTTTCAGTTCGTGTAACAAATCTTGGAACGGACGTTGCCAACGTTGGAGTTTCTATAAGATGGAGAGAAATTTACTAATTTATGGCAATTGAAGATATACAACTAAAACATTCAGACGCTTATCTCTCTAATCCAAATTTAAAGAGGGCAAACACGTCCATTCAATGGTCTGAAGAGCAGGTTATAGAATTTCTTAAATGTAAGGATGATCCAGTTTATTTTGCAAAAAATTATATCAAAATTGTTTCTCTTGATCATGGATTAGTTCCATTTTCTTTATATAAATTTCAAGAAAAACTTATACAAAATTTCCATAAGAACAGATTTAATATCTGTAAGATGCCACGTCAGACTGGTAAATCAACAACCTGTGTATCATATCTTTTACATTATGCTTTATTTAATGATAACGTTAATATTGCAATTCTAGCAAACAAAGCATCGACTGCAAGAGATCTTCTCCAGAGACTACAACTTGCCTACGAAAATCTCCCTAAGTGGATGCAGCAAGGCGTTCTACAGTGGAACAGAGGTAGTTTGGAGCTGGAGAATGGTTCTAAGATAATGGCGGCATCTACGTCCGCCTCAGCGGTTCGTGGTGGATCATATAATATTATATTCTTGGATGAGTTTGCGTTCATTCCGAATCATATTGCCGACGATTTCTTTGCTTCAGTTTATCCAACAATTTCTTCTGGCCAATCAACTAAGGTTATTATTGTCTCCACGCCACGAGGTATGAATCATTTCTACCGCATGTGGCATGATTCTGAAAAAGGCAAAAATGAATATGTCCCAACTGATGTTCATTGGTCAGAAGTTCCCGGTAGAGATGAGAAATGGAAAGCACAAACAATTGCTAACACTTCTGAGCAGCAATTCAAAGTAGAGTTTGAATGTGAATTCTTAGGTTCAGTAGATACTTTAATTAGTCCAGCAAAACTAAAAACTCTAGTCTATGACGACCCCATAAAAAGGAATAAGGGGTTGGATGTTTATGAGAACCCTAAAGAAGAACAAAATTACTTGATAACTGTTGATGTTGCCAGGGGTATTGGGGGAGATTATTCTTCTTTTATTGTTTTTGACATTACACAATTTCCATATAGAACTGTAGCGAAGTATAGAAATAATGAAATTAAACCTATGCTATTTCCAAGCATTATAAATGATGTTGCTAAAGGGTATAATAATGCATATGTTTTAGCAGAAATAAATGACATTGGCGATCAAGTCGCTAATATATTACATTTTGATTTAGAGTATGATAATTTATTAATGTGCTCTATGCGGGGAAGAGCAGGTCAAATAGTTGGTTCGGGATTTAGTGGCAAAAAATCTCAACTAGGCGTCCGCATGACCGCATCTGTAAAAAAATTAGGGTGCTCCAATTTAAGAACACTTATAGAAGATGATAAGTTGCTAGTAAATGATTATGATATTATCAGTGAATTAACTACCTTTATTCAGAAACATAATTCATTTGAGGCGGAAGAAGGATGTAATGATGATTTGGCAATGTGCCTTGTTATTTTTTCTTGGTTAGTTGCACAAGACTACTTCAAAGAAATGACAGATAATGATGTTAGGAAAAGAATATATGAGGAACAAAAAAATCAGATAGAACAAGACATGGCACCATTTGGGTTTATTTCAGATGGAATTGATGAGATGAGTAGTTTTATAGATCAAGATGGTGATAGATGGTACACTGATGAATATGGTGATAAATCTTACATGTGGGACTACATGTAAGTAAGGCGATTTATAAATACTTTTAGAATATTCTGGAATAAAAGAGGGGAACGAAGATGCCGCTAAATTTAGCATCTCCTGGTATTATAGTAAGAGAAGTTGATTTAACAAGTGGGAGAGTTGATCCTTCATCGGATAGAATTGGTGCAATTGCTGCACCATTTCAAAAAGGACCAGTTAATTTACCAGTTTTTGTAGAAACTGAACAGGATTTATATTCCATTTTTGGTGGTCCTCTATCAGTAGATAAACAGTATGAAAGTTGGTACGTTGCATCGTCCTATCTTGCATATGGCGGATCACTCAGAGTTCTTAGAACTGATGATGATGATTTAAAGAATGCAGCATATCCAGATAGTGCCAATATTAAAATCAAAAGCGCAGAGCACTATGCTCAATTAGGTTATAATGAAAATCTAATCACACAGGCTAGCATTGTTGCAAGAAATCCTGGATCTTGGGCAGATGGTCTAAAAGTTTGTTTAATTGATGCAAAGGCAGATCAAATTATTACAGGAATCGCCACAACCGGTGGTATTGGTTCTTTGAGCGTTGGTATGGGTGTCACCCAAGCAGTTCCAGAAAATACAGTTCTTCCAGGAGCAGGTAGTACATCAGTTATTGATGGATACTTTAAAGGAATGATTACAGAAATTGGTTCTGGAACCATTTCGGTAAAACTTCTTTCTCATGTATCTTCAGGCAACACAATAACTAACATTGAATATCAACCTGGAGGAATTTATAGATTTTCACCAAGTAATGGCGCACTTGGAATGACTACAGCAGGGCAAACTGTTGGTTTTGGTACTACTACTTATTCAGCATCTACTGACTGGTATGATAATCAATATATTGACCTCAGTAATGGTACTAGACTTTATTGGAATACAATAGCAGAGAGACCCTCTACATCTAGTTTTGGATCAGACAGACTTGCAAAATTTGATGAGTTGCACATATTGGTAATTGATGACAATGGTTCGATTACTGGAAATGCTGGAAACATCTTAGAAAAGCACCTTGGTCTTTCTAAAGCATCTGACGCAGAATTTTCAGCCGGATCTCCTTCTTATTGGAGAAGATATTTAGAACTCAATTCTCAATATATTTTTGGTGGAAAAGCACCTTCAGGAATAACAACGATTACTTATTCATCTGATTTTGTTTTAGATACCAATACAAGTTGGGATCAAAAAGCTGCAAATAGAAATTTCGCAGCTACCGGTCAAAATACTATTGTTCTTGGTGGTGGAAAAAATTATAATGGTCAATCCGGAATTACAACTGCCGGAGCTATGGCAGCTACTGTAAGTAAATTATCAGAATCATACTCAGTATTATCTAATGCTGATGACTATAGACTTGATTTCCTACTTATGGGAAGTGTTAGCTATAACAAATCTGATGCACAATCACTTGCTAACAAAATTATTTCAATTGCAGAGACTAGAAAGGATTGTTTAGCATTTATTAGCCCATATAGATTGGCATTTATTAATGACTCTTCTCCAGGAACGGTGACAATCAATTCTGCAGAAGAAATTACTACCGACCTAGTAAGTTTCTATTCACCTATTACATCTTCATCTTATGCTGTTTTTGATAGTGGATACAAATACATGTATGATAGATTCAATGATACATTTAGATATGTACCACTAAATGGTGATATTGCAGGACTATGCGCTAGAACTGATATCAATGATTTCCCATGGTTCTCACCAGCAGGAACATCAAGAGGAAATATCTTAAATGCTATTAAACTAGCATATAACCCAACACAATCACAAAGAGATCGTTTGTATACCAATAGAATCAATCCTGTGGTATTTTCACCAGGTTCAGGAATTGTTCTCTTTGGTGATAAAACAGCCTTGGCTAAACAGTCTGCTTTTGATCGTATCAATGTTAGAAGATTGTTTATTTACATCCAAGAAGCAATTTCTGCAGCAGCTAGGGATCAATTATTTGAATTTAATGATGAAGTAACTAGAACCAACTTTGTTAATATAATTGAACCATTCTTACGTGATGTTCAGGCGAAGAGGGGAATTCAAGATTTCCGTGTAGTTTGTGATGAAACAAATAACACAGCTGCAGTTATCGATAGTAATGAATTTTTGGCAGATATTTATGTACAACCAACTAGATCGATCAATTATATCGGTCTAACTTTTGTTGCCACACGAACTGGTGTTTCTTTTGAAGAAGTTATTGGAACTGTTTAATTTAAAAAGAGGTAAAACGCAATGTCTTTAAGAACAATTACAGAATTTAAAAATAAACTAACCGGTGGTGGTGCAAGGGCTAATCTTTTTGAAGTTAGCATTTCTTTCCCAACAACACTTACCGGGAACAATGCCGATTTAGAAAGATTCATGGTTAAAGCAGCTGCTTTACCAGCATCAAATCTTGGTCCAATTGATGTCCCATTTAGAGGGAGAATTTTAAAAATCGCTGGAGACAGGACATTTGATACCTGGACAGTGACAGTTTTGAATGATACTAACTTTACTTTACGCCATGCTTTTGAAGATTGGATAAATCAAATTAATAATGTTGGAGATGCTACAGGTCTTATTACACCAGCATCATACATGAAAGATGCTTATGTTACTCAACTAGATCGTGATGGATCTGTGTTGAGAACATATAAATTCCATGATATTTTCCCAACTAATGTTTCTGCAATCGAACTTTCGTATGAAAGCACGGACACCATAGAAGAATTTACAGTTGAAATGCAAGTTCAGTGGTGGGAAGCAGAAAAAGGAACCGGTGCTGCTGCTGGTGGTGGAGATATTACTGGAAATGCTCTTTCCACTTGATGAAATAAATATATAAAGATCTTTAAAATTATAATATGACAAAACTTTTTGGTTTCTCAATTGATGACACTCTTAAACAGTCAAAATCCGTAGTTTCCCCCGTTCCTCAAAGTAATGAGGACGGGGTTGATAATTATATCGCTAGTGGATTTTATGGATCCTATGTGGATATTGAGGGTGTATATAGAACTGAGTATGACTTAATAAAGAGATATAGAGAAATGGCATTACACCCAGAGTGTGATAATGCCATCGAAGATGTCGTTAATGAAGCGATAGTGAGCGATTTATATGATTCTCCGGTTGAAATTGAACTGTCCAACTTGGAGGTAAGTGATAAACTTAAAAAAATTATTAGAGAGGAATTTAAATATATTAAAGAAATCATGGATTTTGATAAAAAATGCCATGAAATTTTTAGAAATTGGTATGTTGATGGTAGACTGTTCTATTTAAAAGTTGTTGATATTAAAAAGCCAGAAGAAGGTATAAAGGATATAAGATATATTGATCCGATGAAGATGAAATATGTTCGTCAACAGAAGAAGAATGAAGCGGAAGATAACATTGCAATGAAAACTGGATTGAGAGATGTAGAGAAAACTTTTAATCCAGAAATAGAAGAGTATTACATCTATACTCCATTACCAAAAAGTCCGACTAATTCCATATCAAGTCTTTATGGTCAAAAATCTATAAAAATAGCAAAAGATTCTATTGCTTATTGCACATCAGGATTAATTGATAGAAATAAAGGGACGGTTTTATCTTATTTGCATAAAGCAATCAAAGCTTTAAATCAATTAAGAATGATTGAAGACTCTTTGGTGATTTATAGATTATCTAGAGCTCCGGAACGTAGAATTTTTTACATTGATGTTGGCAATCTCCCAAAAGTAAAAGCTGAGCAATACCTTAAGGATGTAATGCACAGATATAGAAATAAGCTAGTATACAATGCAGATACTGGTGAAGTTCGTGATGATAGAAAGTTTATGAGTATGCTTGAAGACTTCTGGTTACCTCGTAGAGAAGGTGGTCGTGGTACAGAAATCACAACTCTTCCTGGTGGTCAAAATCTTGGCGAACTTTCTGATATTGAGTATTTCCAGAAAAAACTTTACAGAGCACTAGGCGTTCCGGAATCAAGAATTGCAAATGATGGTGGATTTAATCTTGGCAGATCCTCGGAAATTTTAAGAGACGAATTAAAATTTTCTAAATTTGT